ACTTTGATATTTGCGAACAGCTCCTCTGTTGATAGAGTATCAGAGTGGACTTGGCAAGACCATGAACTTTATTAAAAAAATAAAAAGTGAAAATAATGGTTGACATTGTGGTCCAACCTGCTATGATACATGTATAAACTAAAGAAAGTGAGTCAATATGACAAATTTAAATAATCTAACTAATATCGAAGTCGATGGAATCGACATGAACGACTATCCAAAGTTCTGTGACGCATACATTGCGTATGCTGAAACTGCTGATGGAGTTGCTCTTACTGAGCAAGAATTAGATATCGTTAATGAAGACTCTAGCTACGTTTACGAACAAGTTTGGAATTATTTACACTAAAAGTAAAAATAATGGTTGACATTATCCCTATTCCTGCTATTGTATAAGAGTAAGTTAGTTAAGTGATTCGCAAAAAGAGAGAGAGAAACATGAACGAACAAGATTTTGACATGATTGCTGACATTGTGCTTGAGATTGCTACTGATGCAGAGAACTACATGACGTTTCGTGCTATCGCTACACCTGCTCTGACAGAGTTCGGTCTGACTATCGAAGGCATTAATGACATTCTGCGAGGTGTCTGGGCTGATAAAACTGCGTATGCATAAAAGAAAGGAAATTATATGAATAACATTAAAAACAAAATACCAGAAGCCTGTGGATGGATCGGAATGATTCTTATCCACGGTGCTACTGCGCCAACATCAATCTCTGTTCTAATGGGATGGTCAACTGACTTACCACCATTGAACTTCATACTGTTAGTATGGTTAGGATTGTTCTTGTTCCTTGTAAGGGCCATATATGCGAAAGATACTTTGTACATTGTATCTAATGCGATTGGATTTGCACTGAATAGTCTTTTATTAGCTTTAATTGCATTTAATTAAAAAAAGTGCTTGACAATATCCTAAATCCTGCTATTCTATACAAGTAACAAGAGAGGTGATTCGCAATGTTGACTGCTTTGAAAATGATTGTCGGACTAGCCGGTTTTCTGATTATTACTGCCCTTCCTATTTTGCTTGTATGGTAAAGGAAACTATATAATGATTTCTACTGCTCAACTCCGCCGACAGATCCAAAATGATCCTGTTCGTATTAACCGTATGCTTCGGGTTCTCCCTGAGTTAATCCAGCATGAGAGAGCTAACCCACAGGTTGCTACTCCTCGTGTTCTTCGGAGGCTCCGTGCCCATCGCAAGATGGTCGAGAAACTTGCACTTCACTACGGCATGTTGGAATACAGCCCTGAGGCCGAAGCATATGCTGAGGAGCTATATTAATGAAAAAGGCATTATTTCAACCAGTGATTCTCAAAGGTAAAACACGACACGGTAAGAACCGTATTGAACAACACGGCGATCAATGGTTTGTTGAGGAGCTCGGTAAGTTCAATGGTCAGGACGCTATGATGTTACGTTCTGCAGGTAGAACATTTAAACTTGGTGACAATTGGATACGAGATGGTCGTTGGGTGCTACTCAAGAACGATCCTAATTTTACTTGGTCCTATTAAGGAGGATGCCTATGTCTAAATCTCTTAAAGAACAACTGATTGATGACTTGACGCCTAAGCGGGCGAAACAGAAACGGCGCCGCAAGCCAATGACTGATGAACAGAAGGCAGCCGCGGCAGAACGCTTGGCCAAAGCCCGTGAGAAGCGGCAGAAGGCTAACCCACCCAAGTATACTAACGTGCATCCGTCTGTGCTTGCGAAGCCTGATGATGACACGTTTTCACGAGTCAGTGTGATGGCGTGGATCAAGTATCAGAAAGAGTTGCTTTCTGAAGCTAGACGGCAAGACCGACTAAAGGTCAAAGGGGCTGCCATGCGAGTGGCGGACCATGTCGCCTATATTCGACACTGTGAGTGGTATCTAAAGAGTGGTGATTGGATTGACAATCGCTTTGGTAAAGATGCCGACAAAGTAATGAAATGGCAAACTGTTGTACCATCTGTAACAACTAAATATAGTTGAAGAGGAGTTGCAAATGAGTACTGTAATCAAGTTTCCTAAACACAATCCACGCATCACTCCAGATCAATCTCTGGAGCAGGTGCAAGAAAAGATCGCCCAAGCAAAAGAGAAATACATCAATGCTCTGGTTGATCATCATTCTAGTAATTTACTGGCGGGCATTGCTTTGTCTGGTTTAGAGATTGATACTGATGAGTTTATGAAAGACTTTGCATTTACTGTAGAAACGATTCGCTCTACAATGTATCGAAGCATGGGCATGGATCATCCTCTACAAGAATCTATTGATGAAGTGATTGATGTAGTAGATAAAGAAGATGATGAAGATTTTCTAGACGGTGAATCAATGATCATGTGGGATGATGATGATGAGGATTGAATGAGTGACGAAAAGCGAATCATTCTTATAAGTGATTTCATTGAACAGAAACTACGCAAGGAACAAGAGTTAGAATATTATCTAAATGAACTTGCCGAATTGCAGGTAAAGATTGGTCACTTGAAGCGTGAGGTTGATTTAACTAATACAATTATTGATATGATTAAAGCAGAGAAGGTTCAGATGATTAAAGCGAACCACAATCTGATTGGAAGTGACGATGAACAAGATAGTGAAATGTGATAAAACTGACAGTCTTGGACGTGAGTGTGGAACCCATAGATATGGCAAGTGTAATGACGAACCATGTAATCATCTTGCAATTCGTTATATCTATGACAATAGCATAAGTGAGGAAACACAGCGATGGCTAGATACACACAACGGGAATGGGATAGAGTAGTAGGTTATGGCACTGTGCCTGAGGAGTATAGAATGAAAAGTAGTGAAGATTGGATGATTGAGAGAGTTCTATTGAACGAACTGAGTCGTATGGAAGCATTACAGAATGGCCAATATACAGACCAAGATGTAATAGTACGCCAATGGCTACAGAAACGAATTGATGACTTGACACAAGAGGAATAGTATGATATGCTAGTCTTCTAAATGAGACACTTGTGAGTAAGAAAAATGATACTCTTAGATTTGAATCAGGTGATGATTGCAAACCTGATGATGCAGATTAGAAATAGTAGTGAAGTAGAAGAAGATATGTTACGGCATATGATACTAAACTCTCTAAGGCTGTATCGAACTAAATTTGCAAAGGACTATGGTGATTTTGTTATCTGTTGTGATGACAAGAATTACTGGCGCAAACAAATCTTTCCATATTACAAAGCACACAGAAGGGCGGACCGTGAAAAGTCACCGCTTGACTGGAATAACATCTTCACTATTCTGAACAAGATTCGGGATGAATTGAAAGAGACTTTTCCATGGCGTGTGCTTCAGATAGAGACAGCGGAGGCGGATGATATCATCGGCACTCTATGTCATCGTTTTGGTAAGATACTGAAAGCAGATGGTGTTGAGAACATTCTCATTCTGTCTGGTGATAAGGACTTTGGTCAACTACAGAAGTATGCTAACGTAGAGCAATTCTCTCCAGTGACAAAGAAGTGGATTCGTATCAACAACCCAGAAGCATTTTTGCGTGAGCATATTATGAAGGGTGATCGTGGTGATGGTATTCCAAACTTCTTGTCTGGTGATAATTGTATCGTTGCTGGTCAGCGACAGAAGCCTTTGATGTCGAAGAAACTCGACACATGGATCAGTCTTGACCCTTTAGACTTTTGTAACGACATGATGCTGAGAAACTACAAACGTAACGAAGCATTGGTCAATCTAGATATGATTCCAAGTGAGATACAGGAGCAGATAAATAATCAGTATGACAACTATCAGATACCCGATAGAAAAGGTCTACTGAACTATTTTATCAAGAAACGCTTGAAACATCTTATGGAACATATTGGAGAATTTTAATGAAGAAGACCTTCCATGAAATCTTTACTGAGGTAGAGAAGAAGAGAACGAAGAACGAAAAGATTGAAGTACTAAAGGCTAATAGTAGTGCGGCAATGAAAGCAATCTTGGGTTACACATATGACCCTAACGTAAAGTGGCTACTGCCAGACGGCGTTCCCCCTTACAAGCCCGTAGCAGAGGGTATAGAAGCAGATGGCCGTTTGTATAGTGAGACTAAAAAATTATATCTGTTTGTAGATGGGCCTTCTGATACACAGAGAAATTTGAAACAGGCTCGCAGAGAACAACTCTTTATTGAATTGCTTGAAACTGTTGATCCCGGAGATGCGAAAGTATTGATTGGTATGAAAGACGGAAAGCTACCTTACAGAGGCATGACTCGTAAACTTGTTGCTGATGCATTTCCAAATCTTGCAAAGAACTGGTGAAAGAAAGATAGATCGCTATTATGTCTAAGTATAAAAAGTCTCCTCAAACAGAAGATGAAAAAGATTTTAAGCGTATTAAAGAACAGAGGAAGCCGATCAAAAACTTCAAGACACACTTGAAAGACCTAGCTACAGCATATCTAGATGACGAGGATTACGACTTTGAAGACGGCGTTTATTTTAGGAAACGGGATAAGTAGAAAGCCTGTTGATTTACACAAACTTGTTGGTAAGGGCACCATCTTTGGATGTAACGCCCTCTATCGTGAGTTCGATAAGTACGACTATTTGGTATCCATTGATAAGACATTTCAGACAATCATTGAGGCTAATGATGAAGTGTTTGGTAAGGATGACAGAATTATATTTCCACCACCTGATGAGTGTTGGGAAGACCTTGAGTATAGCCCGAATCGTAGACGAAGCAATGCTGGTATGAATGCAATGCTTGAGGCGATTCGCAGAGACCATGATAAACTATATTGCTTAGGCTTTGATTTTCTTTTACAGGACAATGACTTATCTGAAGACAATATGTTTAAGAATCAGATGGGTTACGGACCAGAGACTCATGCGAATCACTTAGATAATAAGTACAGAATTGCTTATCTGGAATGGTTTATGCGAAAACATTCTAATATAAAATTCGTTTTTGTTCTACCAGATAATCAACCTTTTCAACCACTTATGGCTTCAAACGTATCTGGTCAATATATTTCAAAATTTATTGAAAAAAACTGTTGACATATCTCTCTCCATTTGCTATAAAGTATATGTAAGTTAGTTAGTGATTCGCAAAGAGAGAGATACCCATGACAAAAGAAACGATTTTCCTTGATGCCCAAAACGGTGCTGTTGCTGTCTACAAAGGTGTAGCAAATCTTGTCGGTCTTGCCAAGAACGGTAAGACACTAAAGTATATCTTTGACACTCACAACATTGACTACATGAATGACACTGTGTACTTTCAGAGCGGTATGGACTTTGCTGATGAAAACGGCTTTGCTACCGCTGACGGTGCTAATCAGATTGTAAATGAAATGATCAACGAACTGGAGATTGCATAATGAAACCAATGACAGTTGAACAAGTTAAACTTCAGGCTCACATTGCCGCTCAGAATGAAGTCTCTCGCAAAGAGATGATTGATAATCCAAATCTCTGGATTGGTATTACGGTAGAAGATCCAGAGCATTGGGCTCAATATGATATCTACACAGTAGAACAGTATGAGTTCTATATGGAATACGAGGGCTGTTTAGATTGGCTTGCATCTCATACTAACAAAGGTTATGCTAGATATGCGTTACAGGATTGTAAGACTGTCGCAGATATTGAAGCAGTATTTGAAAAACATAATTTTGATTGAGAGGATCCAAAAATGATGTATAAAGCATTCACAGATTTCACTCCTATTGTTGACTACATGGGTTACACATTAGGTGAGTTTACACATGATGATTCTGATGGTTTTCAGAAGAATGATTACGATGTCTATGAGTTGGCGTGTATCAAAGAATATGATGATGGTATTGTCAATGAAATGTATGATCGAATCAAGTCTCTGAAAATTAGTCCTTATGAGAAAAGTCAAGTCACTGTTGAAATAAAATTCAAAGAAGCAGTTGACAACCTACTTAATCTAAATCACGGATTGGAAAAATCTCTATGATAGAATTAATCTTCTTAACTTTTGTAGGAGTGTGTGCTTATGCCTCCTATAAATTTGGCTTCAATGATGGAGTGCTTACTGGTGTTGATGGCACTATAAAACACTTTGCAAGAAATGGTCTATATTTAAGTGATGAAATGAAAAAAGTACTTGACGAAATGGAAGAATAGTGCTATAACTAGAAGTAAAATAATTGAATGATTCGTGAGAGGAGAAATTATGCGTAAACTTGGTGGACTAAGCGATATTATGATTGAAGCCCAAGAGTATGTTTATGAGATGATGGGTGAAGATGGATATCTGACAGTGAACAAAGAAGAATTGCGGGCCATGGCTGAGTATGAGAATGGCACATTCTTTGCTGGTGCTGTCATTGGTGCATATGAAGCAATGATGGAGGACTGGTAGAATGATTGCTAAAGGACCGTTCAAAGATGGTATTGAAAACAGTCCACATGATCTTAGGCATGAGGAATATCGCCGCACAGTCAGGCGAGAAGATGGCTCATACTGGGAAGAAATCTTTACTCGCCAGTGGTGGGAAAATGGTGACTATTTTGATAACTCTTCAATAAGATCAATTACTCTGCCGAGTGATAAACAATGAATATATTTTATTTGCATGAAGATGCCCGAACAGCGGCACAGATGCACAATGACAAACATTGTGTTAAGATGATTGTTGAGTATGCTCAACTTCTATCAACAGCGCATCGTGTTCTTGATGGTGAAGAATACTATGATCGCACTGCAAATAACAGACGCATCAAACGATGGCGTATGGATGATCAGATCATGGAGAATGGTTTGATGAAAGCATCTCATGTNAATCATCCATCTAACAAGTGGTTGCGTAAGTCAGTGGGCAACTACGAGTGGCTATTTAATCTGTGGATAGAACTGCTTGGTGAGTATACACATCGCTATCGTAAGATTCACAAATGTTTTGAGAGATATGATTATCTAAAGAACCCACCACAAAACATTCCAGATAAACCATTTACCTTTTCTTTTGATGATCTAGCAATGCCCGATGATGTTAAGCATAGTGATCCAATTCAAGCGTATCGTGACTACTATGTTCAGTACAAAGAACGCATGGCTAAATGGACAGATCGTTCAGTCCCAGACTGGTACAACACCATTACAGTATAAATAACTGTAATTGGTCAGGAGAATATAATGCCAACATATGATTTTATGAATAGTGAAACTGGTGAAGAGTTCACCGAAATTATGACAATGAGTGAACGTGTGACGTATCTGACCGAGAACCCGCACATTAAACAACTCATCACTCGGATGAACATGGTATCTGGATCAGGTATTAAGAACGATGATGGTTGGAAAGAAAACCTTTCCCGCATCGCAGAAGCACATCCCAACTCTACTCTCGCAGACAAGCAGGGTGGCCGTGGTACACGGGCCGCCAAGACTTCGGCTGTGCTTGAAAAACATGGTGTTAAAAAGGGGAAGTATACAATGGATCTTTAACCCTAACATATCTCTATGGAGCGCACATGCCCGACAGTCTAAACATTGCATATGACGAAAATATTTATCCACTTTCTAAAAGGCAACAAAAGAGACTTAATAAATCAAAGCAACGAGGACAAAATAGCCTACGACTAAACGACATTGAGGCTATAACGGACACACAGCAAAAAGTGTTTGACTCGTATCTAAGCGGCCAGAATATAATGTGTCACGGCGTAGCAGGCACCGGCAAAACATTCATTTCATCTTATCTTGCAATCAGAGATATCATAGACAAGTATGATGAGAAAGAAACGCTACAAATTGTACGCAGTGTCGTTCCAACCAGAGACATGGGGTTTCTTCCAGGTTCCCAAAAAGAAAAAACAAAGGTGTATGAAGCACCATACTATGCCATCTTCAATGAGTTATTTAATCGTGGTGATGCATATGAGTATTTGAAAGCAAGAGGGCAAGTACAGTTTACAACTACTTCGTTTGTCAGAGGCATAACATTCAACGATAGTATCGTTATAGTGGATGAATGCCAGAACATGACATATCACGAACTAGATTCAGTGATTACTAGATTAGGTGATAACTGCCGTGTTATATTCTGTGGTGATTTCAGACAGTCTGATTTTAGATGGGATGATGAAAGACAGGGTGTATTAGATTTTATGAAGATTATTCAGAGTATGAAATCATTCGACTTTGTAGAGTTTCATAAAGAAGATATTGTAAGGAGTGATTTGGTTAAGGAATATATAATTTCTAAGTTGAATCTTAATATGAAGTAATGAAATTTAATCATGTTGGTATTGATATACCAGAAATCAATACAGAAAATATAAACGGTGGGCGTTACTATGTGACGCCTACTGGTGTTAAATATCCCTCTATCACAACAGTACTATCCATTCTCTCCAAGAAAGCAATCATGGAGTGGCGTAAACGTGTGGGCGCAGAAGAAGCGAATAAGATATCAACAAAAGCGGCTAGACGGGGCACCAACGTACACCAAATGTGTGAAGACTATCTAAACAACAAAGAATATATTACTAACAAAACAATGCCAGTTGACAAAGAAATGTTTGGCACTTTGAAGCCTATTCTGGATGAACGCATAAATAATATACATACTCAAGAAGCAACCTTGTATTCAGACTATCTTGGCGTTGCTGGAAGAGTAGACTGTATCGCAGAGTTTGATGGTCGTCTGTCGGTAATAGACTTCAAAACCTCTCGCAAGTTAAAGAAAAAAGAGTGGATCTCTAATTACTTTCAACAAGCATCTGCATATTGTGTAATGTACGAAGAGCGTACTGGAATACCTATAGACCAAATCGTCATTCTTATAGCAGTAGACGAAGAAGAACCACAGGTATTCATAGAAAAAAGAGACAATCACATACACGATTGTATAGAAACAATTGCTATCTATAAGGAACAGCAAAGATGAAAAAACTATTAATCGCAATGGGAATGTTTTTTAGTTTTACTGTGCAGGCTCAAGAGGGCCCAACATGGCAAGAAAAGCCAGTACAGTGTGGTAATATAGAATCAATTTATCAGGCTTATATTGATCCGAGTGAACTAAAGGCAATGTTTTTTGGCCTGAGCAATTCACGAACACAAAATATGGTAGACTTCACTATTCCAATCATATATTTCTTGAACCCTAAAACGGGTCAATTTCTTTTGATTGAAGTATCTGTAGTAGACAACTGGGCATGTGTAACTGCTCTTGGTGATAATTTTGATGCCCAAGTAGATGATCAACAAATCAGAGAATTGTTATTGGGTGGAAAGAGCTAACCGTTGAATAAGATACAAGATGGTGACTTTACTGTAATTGTATTCGGCCCCTTTACTAATCCTCGTGATCATGTAGAGAAATGTGCCCATAAAGTTAAGAATCAATACATCACACATAAATGTGAATGGAATAGCAGTCATGTTACTTTTTGGGTAATTAGTGCTTGACAAATAAAGTCATTTCATGTATAAATAAAGATGTTCGATGAAGCAATTCGGACGCTGGACAGGACCCGGGTGCGATTCCCGGCATCTCCACCATAAACACATTTTACGGAGTGTGCTTATGATGGGGATGATCAGGATCGACTGGTAGTTAGTAGAAAAGTGGAGAACAGGTGCGGAAGCAACCTTGATCGCAACAAAAAACGTAATTGCAAACGATAACATTGCTCCTGAGATGCGCCTAGCGGCATAATCTCTGGGCCCGCCAGAGCCTCGAAACAGAATCTGGCAACTTATTTTGGAGAGAGTATGTACCGAGTTACAGGTTATTTTAAGAATCAAAATATCATTAGATATTTTACTGATGTCTATGATGCTATTGATTTTAAGGACAGGGTCGATGCACACTATCCACTCAAAGTGACATTTGAAAAGGGAGTATACCCAATGAGAAGTTTTGTTGTAGACAGTTGGAACACTGTAATGAATCTAAAATATAATCCTCTAAAGAATATTCCAGACACTAGCACAAGACATATGATTATGCAAGTATTAGCTTGGATGTGGTGCATTGTATTTGGTTTTATTGTCAGTAGTTGGACAATTTTTGGTGTCTCTGCTATTATTCATATGGTATTACTTGGCGCAATCGCAGTGACAGTAGGCACTTTTGAAATTGCTAAAAGAAATCCACAACTTTTTAACTTGCGCCCGGGCTATCACTCGGTAAGCCGCACCAGAGGAAATATGTGGATCAATGGTCAGCGTGTAGAACTTGATCCTTGTGATCCCGGTGGTGAACACGAATAAATAATACATCGCATCCACATTTTATTTCGTGGCTCTGCTCAATTTACAGTGGCTAGGGTGTGTCGTAATAGTGACGGTACCCCTAGTCATTTTTTTATGGGTGTCAAAATCTTGACTCAGTATAAATACTAGAGATGATATATATGAGTGATCCCAATCACTTAGAGAGATTATTACTATGATTAAAAAATTAGTTACTGTATTGGCTTTTACTATCTTTAGTATGAATATTGTATATGCCGAAACAATCGTTACAGATTCTAATAGTACCGTTACTACTAAAGGAGACATGACTACAACTGTGAAGTCACCGCCACCATCTGCTATCTCGCCACAGTTTAGTGGAGGTAATAATAGTGATCTTTGTACTGTTGGTGTTGCTGGTGCTGTTCAAACACAGATCCTTGGTATTTCTGCTGGTACTACATTTACAGAAGAGAATTGCGTAAGACTAAAGAAGGCTAAAACACTATACGACATGGGCATGAAAGTCGCCGCCGTGTCAGTAATGTGTCAAGACAAAGCAACATTTGATGCTATGATGATGGCTGGCACACCATGCCCATATGAGGGTAAGATTGGTGAAGAAGCAAAGATTGGATGGGAATCGCATGAGTTTAAAAATAAGGAAGAGATGAATGGCAAAGACGAAGGAATTAGCGTTGAAAAGGGTGCTACTTTCGGTGGGCTTGGTTTGTTGGGCTTCCTCCTCTTACTCTGAGGATCTAACTCCATACTTCGGTACAACGGGCAATGCTGCCTCTGCTGGTCATCAGTGGGTAATGGATAACATATTGCCTACACCTCCAGGCCTTGATATTAATGGTGTATTTTATAGTTACACGCCTAATAAAGAAACTGATGCCGATATGAAAGTTCATGTTGGCAATCAGAAAGCAGATGGCTCTGGTTATGTATTTAGAGAAACAGACGATTGGTCTGGTGTACAGGGTGGCATTGAGATTCGCAAAGTTATTGGTCTTGCTAATATACCAAGAGAGGCATGGGGCAATGGCTCTATAGAAGTAGAAGGTGATGGCACTGTAGAAGATGCTACAGTCATATACTCATACAAAGTCGATCCGTGCTACAATCCACAGTTCGATCCTATGTGCCCAGGATACAAAGTGCCTGTGCCTCCAATAACTGTGACAATAGAAATATATGATGCTACTGAGGATGAGTATGCAAATCTCAACAATGAACAACGCTCACTCATAGATGAAAATGAAGAAACGCTTGAAGATATCGACCAAGAAGAAGAAGAGGCCGAAGAAGAAGCCAAGCGTAAATACAGATTAGAACAAATGATGGCGGCTGGCGAGGCTGCGGCATATTTTGCTGAGAATCAGATAATAGAACAAATGAATAATGCTACTCAGATAGCGGTGAATGATAGTTACTTGAATGCCACGATAGATGGCGGTGCATATCAAGAAGATGTTGTACTTGTTGATAATATAATAAATGATAATAAGCAGGCCCTAAGAAACGGGTTAGCACAACAATTACTGCATGAGCAAATGGTGCAAATGCAATACGACAACTAGGAGAAATCTTAATGCTCAAATACTTACTCATTACAGGAATGAGCCTATGTGCATTTAGTGCATACGCAGAAAATGTACCCATCACTGGCAGTGTACAATCTCGCTGTGTGATTACAACAGATACACCAGGTGTTTACGGAAACCCTAACTCATATACCCTCACAACAGCGGCCGTAGACGGTGGTGTTCAACCTATCGTTCGTTTTGATGTCACACTTGCTGATGCCTACTATGCACAGATTACTACACCATCATCATTCGACACAAGCCCATCACTTTCAGAGACAGTTACATGGACTGGTTCAACAGCAGTATCCGCAGTCAGTGATTCAACTAACATGGGTTCATACGAAACAAATAAAGTCACATTCGGTGATACAACTCAGTATGATCTTACAGCAACAGGCTCAACATGGTTCACTTCAACATCAATCGCAGTGAACGGTGGCAGCAAGGCATTCCCAGGTGGGACATACACTGCATCAGTCACAGCCATGTGTGTCGCACAGTAAGAATTATGAACAGATATATAGTAATAGTATCTACATTATTGTTTCTATGCTGGATGAGTAAGGCAAACGCCCACGAAATGGTGCCTACTTATCCAGTATTGGAGCAGTCTTATCAGGATGGCCTTCTAGTCACTACACTAGAACTATTTAATAAGAGAAAAGATGTAGAGTATTACGAGATTGCTGTATTTGACAATGAATTTAAACCAATTCCTTTCGTGTCATCATACAGCTTATTTAAACTGGAATACTTGGGTCGTGTTAAATTTGATGTTTATATTAGAGCAAAAGACAAAGATAGGGCAGTGTATGTTTGCTCTCGTTCTAAAATAAGAGATCAAGATAAGACACTTACATCAATCACCTCTATGATATGCTCCAAGTTCAAACGAGAGTAGGCTAATGCAAAAAATCTATAGTATGAGTTTGATTGCCACCGCACTATTCTTATGGCACACACCAGCACACGCCGAAAACACTTCAAGTTCCCTAAATCTACAGTTACCAAACGCTAATAGTAATTTCGCCAACGATAAGTTTCGGGCGGGCGACCTCGATTGTTCTAACGCTATTGGTGGTTCAACAAACTTTGAGTTTGGTGTCACAGGCATCATCGACAATCATGTAGGATTACTGGGCGACAAGGACTCTTCAACAGGCTCATCCACTAAAGACATTGGCGTATATGCAAGGATCACAATACCACTAGATAAGCCTAAAGAACGAATCAACTGTAATACACTTTACCAATTAGAACTCAAGAAGAAAAGACTTGAAGTGATGAAACTAGAAGAAGAACTCAAGAGACTTAGAGAGTTAGCAGGAGAAGCAGAGTAATGGCCGAACAAACAGAAATGGAAATTGCTGGAGTAAAGTTCAAAGGTGGTAAGATATTCTTAGTTCTTACTGCACTGTCAACATTGGGCGGTGGTGCTTATGCCGCATTTGAGTTTTGGAAAGACTACCAAGACATGAAAGAACAGATCCAAAACTATATTGCACCTGATCTATCAGGCCTTGATACTCAACTCAAAGTCCTTCTAGAGCATCAAAAGACAGTAGAAGAACATATGTCTTTCGTAAGTAAGGAGATTTCTCTATTCAAAGAAGAGATTGGCTATATCAAAGAGAGTGCAGACGAACAGATAGAGTATGTAAAGGATATGAAGAATGGTATCAGAGATGATATCAAAAGAGTAGAAGCAGTAATGGATCAAGTAGAAGATGATATCAAAGAAGTAGAGGCTGATGTCCGTCAAATGATTCAAAACGCAGAAGAAAGATTTGAAAACAAAAGGGATGCTCTTCAGAATGACTATGATCAAGCAAAGGATCGTATAGCACAACAGAACAAGACAGACAGTGATGACCTTAGAAACAAGGTAGAGAGAGACATAGAAGACTTAGAGAAGAGACTGGGCAATAAGTTGCAAAGAGCATTGGATAATCCATTAGCAAACTAATCGAAATGAGTACTTAAAAATATTTGCCGACTGAAAGAATATATAAATACGAGAAGATACATCATTTAAATTTGTGATTATATTATTGTTACTATAATTCTCATAGAGGCAATGATGATTGATCCTTTCACCGCACTTGCAGGCGCTACTACTGCATTCAACACAATAAAAAAAGGTTTTGAAATCGGCAGAGACATTGAGTCTATGGCCAGTGATCTCGGGCGATGGATGTCCGCCATATCAGATATTTCAGAAGCAGAAAAGCAAGCCCAGAACCCGCCCATCTTCAAGAGATTATTCTTTGCTGGATCAATAGAAGAAGAAGCAATGGCAATGTTTGCCGCCAAGAAGAAAGCGGAAGACCAGAGGGCCCAACTCAAAGTTTATATTCAATATACTATGGGTGCGAGTGCTTGGGAAGAATTGATTGCTATGGAAGGTAAGATAAGAAAAGAACGCCAGGAGACTATCTACAAGCAAGCGCAACGCAGAAGAAAATTTATGGAAGTTATTGGTATTCTTTTTGGTATTATATTCTTTTCTACTGGTGTTGTCTTGATTGTATGGTTCGCTTACGCCGTTAAGAATGGGTTACTCTAATGGAGATGGTTCATGTGTTTCTATTGACACTGTATCTTGGCAGTGGTGATCAACGTAAATTATTATCGCAAGATATGTTCTTCTATGATCTCAGAGAGTGTAATTGGTATGCTTCAGAGATTGTTAAGAGATATGGCAACTACGAGTTTAAGGCTTACTTAGATCCAAAAGATCGTGCTACAGCATATTGTCTTCCAAAAGTTGTATCGAAAGATATTATAGGAAAAACATTAAAAGTGTATTGACATTCATTCTCTGTTAATGTATAGTAAGAGCATGAGAAAAGTATTGATGGCTTTAGCCGTTCTGTTGTCTACTCCAGCGTATGCGGATGAAGCAACTTGTCTTGCAGATAATATGTATTGGGAAGCACGGAATCAAAGTCGTGCCGCACAGATTGCAACATCTTTTGTAGTGATGAATCGTGTAAATGACGCACGGTTTCCTAATACTATTTGTGAAGTAGTACACCAGGGCCCAACAAGACGTAGTTGGAAGGACCCACTTGTAACGTATCCTATCAAAAATAGATGCCAGTTCTCTTGGTACTGTGATGGTAAATCAGATGAAATACCAGAGATTGATAAGGATTTATACGATAAAATAAAGGGCATGGCGTTTACATTCATACTCAAGTATGATGATTTGATTGACTTTACAGATGGTGCTACACATTATCATGCTTATTATGTAAGCCCTGCATGGGCAAAGACTAAGACTCGTACAGCAAAGATTGAAGACCATATTTTCTATAGGTGGGAAAATGCAAATTGAGAATGAAATAAAACTTGACTTTAGTGATGTATTGATTAAGCCTAAACGTAGTACACTTGGTAGTAGAAAAGAAGTTGATCTAAAACGTGGATTTACATTCAGGAACTACAGACCTTATGTAGCAACAGATGTACTACCAGACGGATATCCAGTAGTACAAGAACAATATAGGCATTGGCGTGGTATTCCAATCATGGCAGCTAACATGGACGGTGTTGGTACATTTGAAATGGCAGATGCTCTTGCACTGCGAGAAATGTTCACTTGTCTAAAAAAGACTTATTCTGTAAATGAACTTGTTGAATACTTTGATAAGCATATTGATAATTTGCCAGAAGGTATGGCAATTGGTCAGAGACAGTTTCATGTTGCTATGTCTATTGGCTCTACTGATGCAGACTATCAAAAGTTTCGGGATGTACAAGAACTAACAGATGGTGGTGTTAGGTTTCTGAACGTAGATGTTGCAAATGGATACACAGAAGCATTCAGCAACTTTATATATCAGTTGCGTTTAAATCATTCAGACATTATAATCATTGCTGGTAATGTTGTAACGGCAGATATGACACAGGAACTAATTCTAAATGGAGCAGACATTGTTAAAGTTGGCATCGGTCCTGGGAGCGTCTGTACAACTCGTATCAAGACCGGCGTTGGTTATCCTCAACTTAGTGCAGTTATTGAGTGTGCTGACTCTGCTCACGGTCTTGGCGGCCATATTATTGCAGATGGCGGATGCACCAATTCTGGAGATGTTGCTAAGGCGTTTGGGGCAGGTGCTGACTTTGTAATGCTTGGCGGCATGCTTGCTGGACATGACGAAGGTGGTAGTGAAGAAGTAACAAAACATTATGCCAGTGGTGAATATACTAAAATAAATAACAAATATTACATACCACACTTTGAAGAAAAATATTTTGTAAAATTCTATGGAATGTCATCGGAGACTGCAAATGAAAAACATTTTGGTGGACTCAAAGACTACAGAGCCGCAGAGGGAAAGGAAGTCACTATTCCCTACAGAGGAAGCGTTGCTGATACTGTGCAAGATATTCTTGGAGGAATCAGATCGGCATGCACATATGTCGGAGCATCGAAAATAAAGGACTTGACAAAGTGTACAACTTTTGTTAAAGTAAATAACACTCATAACAAGGTATTTGAAAATGGCTCTTGAAGTAATGACAACCGCTAAGTTCTCTCAAATGATAGAAGAACTAGCGATAGATAAACGTATACCGTATATGGATGCTGTTGTATGGTACTGTGAACAAGAGGATGTAGAAGTAGAGGTGGCAGCCAAGTTGATTAGTGCCGTATTAAAATCAAAGATTGAGGCAGAAGCACAGAACCTTAACTTTCTTCCTAAGACTGCTAAACTGCCCATATGAATGGCTTTGAGGCATATCAAACTTACTTGGCAGTAACGAATCATTTTCGACAAGCGAATTACGATTTCTTTCGATATAATGGTAAGATGAAAGTGAACGAAAGTTCTTATCTTGGTCGAAAGGATCGTTACACATTTGAGAAGTGTGCCAAGCGTTTCAATAGAGAAGATTTCATTAAATACCTTGTCTCTAATATCATAGAAGATTCAGAGAATACATGGATCGGTAATATGATGGGAGGCAAGGGTGAAATCACCTATAAGAAATATGTACAAAACATAGAGGCACTTACATACAATTTCAAAGAAGACTTAGAGACTATCTACGACTTTGAGACCGACTTCAACAATGTGTTCATAAACAAGAGTGGACATCCATTGTTGTTCAGGCTGTATCTGCGTAAAAAAGTACATATAAATACTTGTGTAATTCTGAATGATTTAGTAAATTATGGCAGTCTATGGCGTAAGCAAGACGATATGATGATGAATGATTTTGTGAAATTGCTTGACAAATACCCAAAGTTTCTGTATAGTTATACTAATATCGACAAAGCAAAATGTAAGAAACTAACTTTGGAGGTCTTCAATGAATAATGAAGTAGAAACATATGTCGGTGAACTTAGAAAACTACGAGAGGAGAATGAATCTCTTAAGGCCAAATTAAAGAATTACGAAATTGATACTGCTTGGAAAGCCCATGAGTATCAAACACCCAGTGAAAAGCATTATAATGTGCAATGGTTTCTACACGATTGCGAATGGGAACCAAAATAAAACACAAATATGTCTTGACACACCGTTTACATTATGATATATTGGACAAACTTAAATACGAAACATACACCGCTATACAAGGAGAATATAACATGGCAACAGATTTCGCCGCACTAAAAAAGTCTCGCTCGGCTTCACTGAGCAAACTCGTAACAGAGACAACAAAAATCAATACACCACAAAACGAGGGTTCATCTGGTGATGACCGCTTCTGGAAACCTACTGTCGATAAGGCAGGCAATGGTTATGCAGTGATTCGTTTTCTGCCTGAGCCAAAGGGTGAAGACCTTCCGTGGGTTCGCACGTTTAATCATGGCTTTCAAGGGCCAGGTGGCTGGTATATTGAGAACTCTCTGACTACGTTGAATGAGAAAGATCCAGTATCAGAGTATAACTCTACTCTGTGGAATAACGGCACTGAGGCTGGTAAAGAGCAGGCTCGTAAACAAAAGCGCCGCCTGTCTTATATCGCTAACATCTATGTGGTAAAAGACCCAGGAAATCCAGAGTCCGAAGGTAAGGTATATCTTTACAAGTTCGGTAAAAAGATTTTCGACAAGTTGAACGAATCTATGAACCCAGAGTTTGAAGATGAAACACCAATCAACCCATTTGACTTCTGGGAAGGTGCTGACTTCAAGTTGAAGATTCGTCAAGTAGAAGGCTATCGTAACTATGATAAGTCCGAGTTTGATAGTGCTTCTGCACTACTTGATGGTGATGATGATCAACTAGAGAAAGTCTATGAGGGTCTATTCTCACTTCAAGATTTTCTAGACCGAAAGAACTTTAAGTCGTATGCAGAATTGCAAGCGAAACTAAATCGTGTTCTTGGTTTAGATGGTTCATCAGCAAAGCCGACTACAACGGCAGAAGACAATGTTGCACCAGCACCAGTTGTTGCAAAGTCTGCTCCTGCACCAAAGCAGGAATCAGTTACTTCTAATGTAGCCGATGACGATGATGATACACTCTCCTTTTTTGAGAAACTTGCTGAAGAAGACTAACCGTCAACTTCTTTCCTACGCAAGTCACTGGGCGGCCTTCGGGTCGCCCTTTTTTTATTAGAAGGCAAGTGCAGTTGGATTATTGCCTGTGTATTCTGTAGCACCGCTTCTGATTTCAGAGCGTCTTGTTCTGCGTGATGATCTTACTGGTGCGACAGTTGTACTCTGTTGACTATTACTTACATTGTTGACAACAGTTGGTGCAGAAGTGATAACATCTCCACCTGTGGCTGTTCCTGCATCAGCGATAGTAGTGCTTCTAACGTCTACCTCCGCACCCGTAGCCACGGTAGGATTAGCCACCATAGCGTTTCGCAATTCACCTAGTCGTTTCGTAGCAGATTCAAAATCTATATCTGGTGAGGCTAAACCCTTGATTTGTGTACCAGAAGAGAGGAATCCTGCTCCTACTGTGCCGCCCATAATAGCAGTTTCAATTGCTGGGATTGATTCCATCAAGTCTTGTGCAAAGTCTTTGATGTTAAGAGATGATCCATCAAAACGTAGACCAGCAATGTTATTCAATGCATCACCAATCTTTTCTAGTGCAGTAGCACCACGTTCTAAATCGTCTGCTTTATCTGCAATTGCAACCATTTCTTCAATAGGAGAATCTGATCCAGTCAAAAAGCCCATGATGCTTGAGGCAGCATTAGCAAGTGCGCCAACAAACTGTCCACCAGCAAACGCCGCAAGTCCAGCACCCATAATACCTAGTGTTTTTGAGAACTCTTCTGCTTTTGCTGGACTAATACCAGGATCATCTGTGATTGATAAAAGAACACCAACTTGTCTTTTAATTCTTTCGGCAAAATCTTCTTCATCTGTAAATTTTCCAATAGCATTGGCAACATTAGAGGCACCTTGACCAAAAGCAAATGCAACAAGACCTAGACTAATACCAGCCATTGTTGCGGCAAAGATTGCAGTATCAGTGCCAATGCCAGGCAGTTGTGCGATAGACAGTAATGTCATCACATTTTCTTTAATAATTTCTGCCCAATTACTACCTGTGAAGTAATCAATTGCCTCACCAATACCTGCGGCAGCGGTACCAGCAATACTACCAATAGAAAATGCAAGTAGACCAAGTCCCAACCCAGCCATTGCCGCCGCAAAGAATGCTGAATCAGCCAAGAATGAAAGATTGCCACCTGCGCTATCTTTGATTGACAAGAGAGTAAGAACATTCTTTTTTATTGTCTCTGCCCAGTTACCACCAGTG